TTATTTAAAGTAAAATATTTTTATTATTTTTAATGAAGGAATGTAAAAATGAGTGATTATAAGAAGTTTATAGAATCATTATTTAAAGAAGAGAGAGAGAAGTTTGCTCCAAGGATCTTCATAGAAGGTCAAGAAGAAGTGAATAAAGAAACTCCTGAGGAAGAGGAAACACCTGAGGTAACTAAAGAGTATCTTGGAAAGACTGAAGATACTCATTATTATTTGGTATTTGCTGAAGAGCCTGAAGATCTTCAGTTGGTTGATCAAGAAGGTACAGTGAAGTATTCTGCTAAAGATCATAATATTGAACTTTCTGATGTTGCTACATTTGTTATTCAAGCGATTCAAGATAGCGATATTGAAGAGATTGATCGAAATATTCTTTTGAAGTATATCTTTCCTGAGCTCCTTGAGGAAGAGGAACCAGAAGAGGCTCCCAAAGCTCCCGAGGAAGAGGAGAAACCAGAAGAGGCTCCCAAAGCTCCTGAGGAAGAAGAGAAACCAGAAGAGGAAAGACCTGAAGCAAAATCTGAGGGCAAAGTTCCTAATGACAAAGATTCTGAACAGACTAAGATAAATAAACTTACAGAACAGGAAGGTTTAATAACTCCAGAAGAGGAGAAAACTAGAGAGGAACTTCTTGCTAATTTTGAAAAGGAACTATCTGATCTTATTACTAGAACCCTGAAATCAATGAAAGATGCAGCAGGTGAGGCTGGATTCGGATTTCGTGGACCAGGTTTCAAAGAGCAACTTAGGCAGATTCTTAATCGAAGTCAAAGAGTAGTATCGACTTTTGAAGGCAAAGTTCCTGATGATAAAGATTCTGAAGAGACAAAGATAAATGAGTTAGTTGAGGAGAAAGGAAGAGAGTTTAAGAGTGAAGCAGAGTTTAAGGAGGCCGTAAAGAAGTTTGAAGATACTATTAATAAAAAGAGTAAAGTAGTTAAAGTTCGTGTCCGAAAGGATGATCTTAAGTTTGACGAGAGTGAAGGCTATCAGTCTGCTCATATGACATTTGATGTTCTTATGGAGATTCCTAGTGTAGATAAGTATCTAGATTCGAAGAAATATGAAGAAGGAACTGCTTATATTTATCCTTCTAATGAGTTTTATGAACTAGTTGATCAAGTAGCTGAGAAGTGTTTCGCTGAGAAGCCTAAATGGAATAATATGAAGTCTGTAGGTTGGATTTATGTATATGGATCAAAAGGGGCTGAAGTAGAAGAGGAGAAACTTGCAGAAGAATCTGAGGAAGAAGCTCGCGAGATTATAAAAAAGCTTACAGGTAAGGCTCTAAAAGAATCTAAAGTTTCTGAATCTAAGAATCTTCTTGAGATGAAGGTAACAGATGATGAAGGAAATGAATTCGATGTTTATCTTGAAGATGATAGCACAATTGACACTGTTATTTCTATCAATGGAAGAGAGTTTAGATTTACTCCCGAGTTTGCTGGTTTCTGGAGAGATGAAGAAGGGGTGCTCTCCGAAGAGGGTCTTAGAGAGTTAGCTCTTGAAGCTCTCGTTAATCTTGATGATGAGGAGTATCAGGAGTTATTAACTAAAGAAGAGGAAGAGTCTGCTCCTAAGGAATCTCCTTCTGAACCTGAGGAAGAGGAGAAACCAGAAGAGGCTCCCAAAGCTCCTGAGGAAGAAGAGAAACCAGAAGAGGAAAGACCTGAAGCAAAATCTGAGGGCAAAGTTCCTGATGACAAAGATTCTGAGCAAACTAAGATAAATAAGTTAACTGAGAGAGATATAAAGGATATGAGTATAGAAGAGCTTACTAAGATATTAAGTTATTTGGAGAAAGCTGCGCATATTGGGGGTTTTAACGTAAAGGATGAAATAGAGAAGATTAAAACTGAATTTAATAGGCGAAAGGAAACTACAGAATCTACAACTGATGAAATTTCTCAATCTGAATCAGATAGTGAAGTAAAAGATATGATAGATGAAGAAGCTAAAAAGAAATGTGCTCAGAGAGGAGATGTTGTTCTCCCAGCTGAATCGTCAAAAGTAACTGATGGGTGTGATCATTTTCCAATAAATATTGCAAAAAATGAAAGGGTAAATAGTATGAATGAACAAAACGAGATAACTCAAGAAGATATTATAGAGTGGCTTCTTGAAGGTCCTCTTTTTGATGTTAAAAAAGGAATGAAAACTACAATAAAAGATCAGCCTGTAGAAATAACTAAAGTGAAAGAAGTAGCTGATCCTCTTGGGACAGTTGGATTAGATTTACTTTATTATGTAGTTGGTAAAGCTGGAGATAAGTGGTTTGCTACAATGTATGGTACTGCTGATGGGCTTGATGAAGGTCCGTATGAATTTGCATTTGCTTCTAGTGAAGAGGAGTTGCCAAAGTTAAGTAAATGGATTTCTCTTAAGGAGACTAAGAAAAAATGTGCTCAGAGAGGAGATGTTGTTTTTCCAGCAGAATCATCTAAAGTAACTGATGGATGTGATCATTTTCCAATAAATTCTGAGAACCAAGCACGTAATGCACTGGCTCGTGTTAATCAGTATAGTTCTGCTCCTAAGTGGTATAAAGGTAGTCTGGGAGAACTTGTGAAGAAAGTAGTAAATGCTGTTCATAAGAAGTATCCGAGTATAAAGATTTCCAAAGCTGCAAAAACTCCTGGTAAGGAATCAAAGGAATCAAAGTTGAGTAGTGATGAGGTAAAGGAATCAAAAATTCTAAAAAATTTGTTTGATCTGTAACTAAAGGAGGTCAGAAATGCATTTGTTATTGATTGGTTTGTTGATTGGTTTCGTTATGTATCCAGTAGGGAGAGTTCTTCTTGGGAAACTTAAGGATAAAGTAGAGAATATTGATGTTGATGATTAATAATTTAGTTACTAGGTTCTGTAGTACAATAGGTAGAATGTCAACTTTAGAAGTTGACAAAGGGGGTTCAAATCCCCCCAGAACCTATTATATAAAGTAAAATTATTAAATAAATTAATTTCAAAGGAATAAAAAATGCAAAAACTTAATGAAATTATATTACAGAAACCAATACTTGAGGAGACTTCAAGAGAAAACCTCCCTGAAGGAGTTCTCTGTAGAGTTACATATCCTGTTTGTAATATTGGTCAAAAAAATGCTAATCACAGGGTTTATGAGAAGGCTGTTTGGGAGAGAGTGCTCGAGTCTTCTGAACTTCAGGAGAAGCTGAAAAACAGAGCATTGTTCGGACAAGCAGAACATCCTGAACAAACTCAATCTGATCTTCAACTTACATCTCATGTGATATTTGAGATGTGGATAGATGAGGAACAGGGGAAAGTTTTTCAGAAGATGGACGTTCTTGATACGCCAACTGGTAGAGTTATTGATACTCTGTTGCGAGCTGGTTGTAATGTTGGTGTGAGTACGCGAGCTGAAGGAGATCTTGAAGAGGCTGAGGATGAAGAAGGTCCTTATTCTCGTGTTGTTCCTGAAAAGTACAGATATACTACTACAGATTTTACAGCAGATCCTTCTACATTCAATGTTGTTCCAGTGGAAGTAAAGAGGAACTTGGTTTCGGAGATTAAGAAAGGGTTTGATATACAAGATTTAAGAACGGATGAAAAGAAGTTCATGTGTTTAATACTTGAATCTATTCAACATGATAAGGAGAAATCTGTTGAAGTAAGTGAAAATGAAGAGAGTATAGAAGTTGGTGATACGATTCAAATACTCGATAAGGAAGATAACGCTACTATAGTTCCTGAAGCTACTGTGAAACAGAAAGATGAAGTTCTTGGATCTGATGGCAATATGTATCCTACTTATGAGGTGACTGGCTCCGAAGATGAAGATGAACAACAGTGGTACAGTGAGGAACAATATCAGGTTGTTCTTCTTAAGAAAGCTACTAAAGAGAGTGATGGTGTTGAGGAAGCTCCTGAAGAGGGAGCTGAAGAAAGGAAAGAATTAGAAGAGACAAAAGAAATCAAGCAGATGTACAAAAAAGCAGGTCTTCCTGCTCCTGATGGAAAAGGTGTTCATACTAAACAATTTCATGAGCTTGCTATAGAAATAGCAAAAGGTTATGTGGAGAAAGGAGATAGTCCAAAAGAAGCTCTTGCTAAGGCTTACCCTACTGCAATGAAGCAACTTGGTAAGGGGAAGGCTGTGAAGAAAGCTCATAGAAAAACTAAAGAATCTGAAGAGTTCGTTACTCAGTTTGATTCTTTAATTGATAAAATAGTGGATCTTAAGATTAAAGAAGCTAGTACTAGGGCTGAACGAGATGAAGCTCTTGATATGATAAGTGCTCTTAGAAACAACGAAACACATCTTCTCCGACAGAAATCTAGTAAAACATTAGAAACGAAGATACTTGCATCTAAGTTGAGGAAACTTATTAATGAAAGCAGTGATATAACTTCTGTTTTTAGGAAGAAACTTGAAGAGAAAACTGCTCTAGCAAAGAAATTGTTTGAGAAGAATGAAAAGATAAAAACAGGACTTATTAAGGAGTTGAAAGAGATAAAAGAATCTTTTAAAGCAGTAGAGAAGAAATATCAGAAGGAATTAGAAAAAGTTAAGCGGGAGACAGCTAAAGATATTTGTAAGGAGTTTATTGCTCAGTTTGTTAAACTCAGGGTCGCAGAGTCCGGTATGAAAGTAGACGCAAATTCTCAAGCACTTCTTGAGAAATGCAGTTCATTTGAGGAGGTTGATGCTACTATTGACGAGATTCGTAATATCAAGAGAAGGAATGCACTTCATTCTAAATCTATTAAAGAGATAAACGTAGTAGCTCCTCAAGATGCTGAACAGAGTGACCTTAAGAGATGTATAGGTTCTCTTTTTGAAGGTTTTGGTTTAGTTAGAAAAGGTGATAAAAATGAATAATGTTGAGTTAGTTAAGGCTGAACTTGAAGCACTGCAGGCTCGACAGGAAGCTATGTTGAGAAATCCTCGGGTCGCTAAGATTGTTGAGACTGTAGAGGGTTATACTAAGAATATGCGCGGTAGTGAGTTGTCAATTCATGAGAAGAGAAATATTGCTCAGTGCCTTCATAACGCTATTCTTGATACAGGTATGAAATCTGGTACGAAGCTGTTTGAGGCTACTACTGAGGATTCAATTTCGTTCTTAGGTATTCAGCTTCCTGTTATTGCTGCTTTGCTTCCTTCGCTTGCTCTGAATGAGCTGGCTGTTGTGCAGGCACTTGATCGTAGGGTTGGTGCAGTGTTCTATCTCGATGTTACATATGGTTCGGACAAGGGTGCTGTGTCTTCTGGTGATACGATGATCGGAGCAAGGACTGGTCATGCTGTTGGCAAGAGTGCTCGTCGATATGCAATGGCCCGTGTGGTTGATGAATCCGTTGGGACCGCTCCCGACATTTCGACGACTGTTGCTTACGCTCCTGGTCTGATTAACCTGGAGAATGTTGTTCTCTACACCGCATCGAATCTTGGTACTGCAAGCGAGGCTAGAACAGTTATTGCAACTTGTGATGAGAGTGGTACTTTTACTGCTGAGAGTGGTTACACTGTTTCTGGTACGATTACTGCTGCTGGTGTCCTGAGTGTGTCGACTGATCTTGATAGTGGTACTTCTATCTACATTCAGTATGACTATCAGTATGATCTGCCTACGGATGCTAACAGTAATAGGGATGGAGTTCCTGAGGTGGACGTCGCAGTTACTCAATCTAGTATTGAGGCGATCGATTTTCCGCTGAGGGCAAAATACTCCATCGGAGCACACATTGATTTGCAGAAGGCTCATGGTATCGATCTGGAGAATGAGCTGGTCAAGTATCTTGGCAATGAGGTCAAGTTTACTATCGACCAGGTCGGTCTTGATATGATTGATGATGCAGCTGATTCTGCAAACGGTGGTGCTGATGCTTGCACTGATTGGAATGCTAAGATTAATACTGGTCAAGAGTGGCTCTGGAAGAAGCACGAGCTCCTCGACAGGTTTGAGGAAGGCTCGAATAACATCTTCAAAAAGACTAAAAGAGGTATTGCGACGTTTATTTACTGCGGTAATAATGTTGCTCGAGTTATCCGTCAGCTTCCGGACTTCAAGCCCGTTGCTGGTCTGTGGAAGACTCCTCCGACTGGTCCAATGAAGATTGGTGATCTACTAGGCCGGGCCGTGGTGCAGAATCCTTTCAAATCAGATAATGAATATACTCTTGGTTTCAAGGGTGATCAGTATCTGTATGCTGGGTTCATCTATGCACCTTATATCCCGCTCTTCACGACTCCGACACTGGTGACTAGTGACCTCATGGCTCAGAAAGGCTTCCTGAGCTCTGCAGGTTTCAAAGTTATCAATGCTGGTCTGTTCTGTAAGGGCGAGATTAAGAATCTTGGCACAGCTGCTTAATAGATTGTAGTCAAGTATGGGGAGCTGGCTTATTGTTGGCTCTCCATACATTCTTTTGAAAGTAAGTAGAATCATGAACGCTGAAGATCTAAGAAGGATCTTAAATGATCTTGATAGAAAACTCTTTCTACTAAAAGGTGAAAAGAGCATAAGGAAGAGAGATGAAATTATAGATTCAATTTTAAGTAAAGAAGATGGTGAAATAGCTCAGTTAGAAATTTTTTTAAAGAGGTTAAGAAGAAAAAATGATTCTAGTTAAACCTCCTGTTTTAGTTAATTCTAATACATTTAAGATATATAATGGAGAAGATGCTTCAAAACAGATAGCATTTAATTTGTCTAATATTTCTCCAGATAATATAGTAACTTTGACTATTAAGGATATAAGCGGAGAAGTAGTTATAGGAGAATATGATCTAAACTTACGAGCATTTATATTGAAGGAATGAGAAAGAAGGTGGGAGATGAAAGTTGCGCATTTCGGAAATTTTGCTCCTTTTAGATGTGGAATGTTTCATTCAATTTGTGATTTAATAAAAGCTGAGCGTTCAGTTGGTATAGATGCGCAATTTATTGATTGGACTTTAGAGAATCCTGTAAGAAATCAATTTTATAGTAGAGTAGGTCTTAGTTATGAAGATATTACAACTATTACTCCTGAGTGGGCTAAAGATTGTGATATACTAGTTCGTCATTCAGCTATTCCTCAAGATGTTCAAGCTACAGGTATCCCAATTGTAATGGTAGTGCATGGCCGTCCTGAGTATAGTTTTATGCTAGAACATACAGGACATGGTCCTATATTCAGTCATATGCAGAAGTATGCTTCGAATCCTCAATACAAAGCTTTTCTAGTACTGGGTGAGGAATATGTTGATGTTTGGAGATATCTTCTCGAGACTAATGCAAGAATTGAAAATCTTCCTCTTATGGTTGATCTTGAGAAGTTTAATCCTTGGGGCCCTAAACATCCATTAGGAGAGATGAGTGGCAGTCCTAATATTATAATAGCAGATAGATGGAGACAAGATACTACCCCCTTTTATCTGTTATTAGCAGCAGCAAAGTTTAAGGAAGAAGTTTCTACTGCAAAACTTCATTGTTTTGGACTTCCTGATCCAAATAAAGCTCATATAAGTGCTTTAGTTAAACCTCTTATGAGAAAAGGTACTATTGGAAGAGCATTTACAGCAGTAGAAAATATGGATAAACTTTATCGGACTGCTGATTTTCTACTTTCTCCTAATAATGTTTCTAATAGAGTAATTAGAGAAGCACTAGCTTCTGGTTGTCCAGTTATTGCAGCACCAGGGTGTAAATATACAAAGTATACTGCATTTCCTGGTGATATTAATGGTTGTGTTGATATGATGAAGCAGCTTTGGAATGATATTCAAGCTGATCCTGTTGGTATAAGAGAGAAAACTTGTAAGATAGCTGAAGAACATTTTTCTCTTATGAGAACAGGAGAAGTTGTTCTTAAGATATTTGAAGAGATTTTTACAAAATGAGGTGTGATAATGGCAACATATCGTGTACCAGTTTTAGGAGATTTTTCATGGCAGCCATCTGTTAAAGATAAGGATTTAGCTGATGCTCCTGGTGCACCTTCTAAAGGAGATCGTTATATAGTAGCATCAGGTACTACTTCAGGAGATGATTGGTTTGGTCATACTAATGATATTGCTTGGTATGATGGTTCTACTTGGCAGTTTGATGCTCCTTCAGAAGGTTGGCAGTGCTGGGTAGATGATGAAGATCAGTTTTATTATTATAATGGTACTTCTTGGCAAACATATGCTGCTGGTGAAATGGATGCTATTAGTGCAGAAGCAGATCTTGCATCAAGTCAAGCAGTTATTGCTAATGCTAAAGCTACTCAGGCTTCAAGTCAGATTGTTCTGAATGATGCAGATATAGCATCTCTTCAAAGTGATACTTCTTCACAAGCTGTACAAATAACATCTCTTGAAAACAGCACTTCTTCACAAGCTGTACAGTTAGCTTCAGCTCAGAAGGAAGGTGTTTATGTTCCTGAGTACGGTGCAATAGAGTTTACAATTTAGTATTTAAAAGGAATTTGTTAGTATGGCAAGTTATCTTCTTCCAGTAATAACAAAGATATCCTGGCAGCAACCAGTAAAAGATAAAGATCTTACCAGCCCTCCGGGAAGTCCGAACAAAGGAGATAGATATATTATTGGAACGCCTGCGGATACTGGTGATTGGTATGGTCATGAAAACGATATAGTAACTTATGATGGTTCTTCTTGGATGTATGCAACTCCTTCAGAAGGTTGGATGGTATGGGTAGAGGATGAAAATTTATACTATCAATATAGTGGAACTAGTTGGGTAAAACTTGATTCTATATTAGATCATGGAAATCTTTCAGGACTTTCTGATGATGATCATCCTCAGTATATTCTTGCAGATGGAAGTAGAGCTTTTACTAATCCTGTATCTGGTGTTACTCCAACTAGTGATGATCATTTAGCGACTTTTTCTGGTCTGATGAAGCTTCTGATGTTAGTGGTTATAATTGTGCGTGTGAACATATAACTGGAGAAGCAGAATCTACTCTAGTTTCAAGTCCTCTTGGACAAGGTGATGGTCAATTTCTAGAAGGATTTATTACTCCTATCGGACTTCCAGGTATTACATCACTGCCTGAAGGCATAATTGTATTTCGATTTAATGCTAAGAAAGGGGGTGCTAATCAGAAATCTGTCCATTTATATTGTACTCTTGTTCGTTATGAGCAAGATGCAACTGAAACAGTTTTAGTTACTTCGCAGCTTAGTGAAGAGTTAATTGATACAGAAACTCATCATCGTTTAGAAGCTGTTTTAACTGACCCTGTAGTACTAAATACAACTGATAGACTTATTTGTAAAGTATATGCTAATGTAGGTACTGGTGCTCAAGATGCTGTAGTAACTCTCTATGTGAAGGGTAATACTAATTCTAATTTTAGTACTGTTGCATATACAGCTCTGTGGCAAATTCATGGAGATGTTCTTGATGATTTGAATGATCTTGGTCCGGTAACTCAAGATGGAGAATTCCTTGTTGGGACTGGAGCAGGAACTTTTGCTTGGGAATCAGGAGATACTGCAAGGACGTCATTAGGTCTTGGATCTGGGGATTCACCCACATTTGCCGAACTCCACGTAGATGGAGATTTTATAACCAAAGGTCCTTGGATAGATGTTAGAGCTTACGGAGCAAAAGGTGATGGCGTAACTGATGATACGGCGGCAGTACAGGCAGCTTATGATGCTGCCAGTGCTGCTGGAGGTGCTGTGTATTTCCCTACAGGTACTTATCTGTTAAACGGTGCTATTCAGGCTGATTCTGCTTATGTAGGTATAGAGGTAACTGCTGGTAATGTAGCTTTTTATGGCAATGGTATAGGCAAAAGCATCCTCAAAAAAGGCACGTCTGGTGAAGCAAACGGCAACCTTCACCTGATAAGACTGCATGGCTCGGCAGGTTCTATTATTACTAATGTAGAACTAATCGGTCTCACGCTTGATGGTGATAATAAAGGTCAACCTTCCTCTATTGGGACTCCTTGGAGCTACGAGAACAACCTCATTGATATGGAGTTTGCGGAGCATATCAGAATTACTGGCTGCGAAGTTAAAAATTGCAAGAATGCTGGTATTTACGCGGAGGAATCCGCTTATGTTGAGATAAGCAACTGCTTTTTCGATAGCAACTTTAATATGCATATCTTTGGTCGTCAGAGCACAACTAACCAGACGGAACACTGGAATGTGCATCATAATATGTTCACTGGTGGTAGCAACACAGCAGTATCAATTACTGAAGGCCAGAACTGCTCAATAGCCGACAATATCTTCCACGACGAGGACGCTAATGCAATATTGTGTACCGTTGATGGTCTCATTCTGAGTGGAAACGTTTGCAGGGATTGCGTCAAGAATCCTCTGGTCACTGAACCTGTTATTGGCATTACTAAGGGAAGCAAATACACGATAATAACGAATAATTTGATTTATGGAGATTCGATGGATGCTACGATTTCTCACGGCATTTTTGTTTATACTGGCACTGGTTCCGGTGACACCGGGCCTGAGGATATAATAATTAAAGGCAATCTTATCGAGAATGTTGCTAAGGCCGGTATCTGGGTGAAGGGTAATACGGCTTATGACCGGGTTGGCCTCAACGCTGTTGTCAGCGACAATGTTATACGCAGTACTGGAGCCTCTGGTAATTTCAATTACGGCATAATGGTATCAGATATTCATCAAGCTGTAGTATCAAACAATGTTCTCCGCGATGCAGGTGAGCGTGCAATTGGTATTATCGCAGACGAGTCCATTATTTACGATTGTATTGTTACCGGAAATACTATCGAGTTTCATACTGACAATGGTCGACCTTATAGAGGGATTTACATAAATGATGGTAATGTTATTGGAACTGTTGTAGCAGAGAATGCAATACGTAACTCAGGAGAAGTAGCTAATTACATTGCTTTAGTTGATAATGGTACTGATACAGTACTTTTCAGCTGTAGTGGAGGCAACGTCGGCATCGGGACCACCGATCCCCAAGCCAAGCTTCATGTAGATGGGAGCGCAAGAATTGAAGGCTCAATTTTTATTAAAGAACAAGCCTCAGCTTTATCTGATGTAGAAGAGTTTGGACAACTTTGGGTTAAAGATACTACTCCTTGTGAACTTTGGTTTACCGATGACACAGGAAATAGTGTTCAGTTAGGTATTGGAGATGGTGGAGGGGGTGGTGTTGAGTCTGATTCTAGGATTAGTGTATATCTAAGTACTAATCAAACTATAACTAAATCAGTAGAGACGAAAGTTGAGTTTGATACTGAAAATTACGATGGTGAAGACGAATTCGATTCAATAACTAATTATAGATTCAGTCCTAATACAACTGGTTATTATCATGTAAATGCAGTAACTCATTTTTCAGGCCTTAATGAAGGAGTTTCAATATCAATAACTGTAAAGAAGAATGGTTCAGATACTATTCTTTATGGCGCTAAAAAGTCTGCTCAAGGTGCTGGATATCAGAAAGTAAGTGCAGAAGGTGATGTGTATCTTACGAGTTCAGATTATATCGAAGTTTATGTTAAACATACTGATACTTTAGACCGTAATATACTAGGTGGAGAGCACCTTACGTATCTACATATACATAGAATAGACTATGCTGGAGATCCTCCTTGGATAGATGTTAGAGCTTACGGAGCAAAGGGCGACGGTGTAACTGATGATACAACAGCGATTCAGAATGCTTTGGACTTAGGGGGATACATCTTAATTCCTGCTGGAACTTATAAGATTACAAGTACGATAGATGTTCCGTCTGGTACTACAGTTGTGTTTCAGGGAGATGCTAAACTACAGTATACAGGTTCCAGTGCAGCTCTTACTATTGCGAATGAAAAACATGTAACTCTTGTTGACGCTTATATTGATATAGATGACTCCAGTGCTATTGGCATTCATATAAAAGGACTCTGGTACGGTTGGTTGGAGCGACCACGTATTACAGGTACTGGTGCTATAGGTATAAAAATAGAGACAAGTGAATCAGGGGGAGATAACTGGGGCAGCTTTATTATAAGAATACTGAGTCCTGATACGAAACAGTTTTCTGCAAATACAGCGCATATTTATACTGCTCAAACATCAGGTGATACGGCGAAGTGTACACATCTTCTTGTAGATGGAGGATGGTTAGGGGGAGGTACGGGTGATGTATTCTACTTGCGGGATACAGGTCATTCAGATTTTAGAAACATAGCAATGGAGGGGGGAAATGATGGTGATGGATTCGATGTAGCCGATTGCAACAAATGTACTTTTGCTCCGGGCGAAGTTATCGTGGACGGCTACGTATTTAACTGGGGAACAAATCTGAACGAAATGGAAATACGATGGCAGAAAAGCGTCGTAGGGAGCCTCGGAATAGAAAATACGACTAATTACACCGCGCCTCATATTAAGCGGTCCGGGATTCGACGTTATGGTTCGCCTACTGAGCAAGATTATTACTATGAGTTAAGGTCAAGATTTTATTATCCTTCGGCTGTGGAACTACTTGGTAAGGGAGGCAATAATGAACAAATGATATTTAGGTGGGCAGCTGCAGGCTTGTTTCTGCTGGACAATTATGCCCAAGACCTGACGATTAACCAGCAGCATATTTTCAAGTCTTCAGGCAAAGTAGGTATTAACGAAACTGACCCGGATTACAAATTAGATGTCAATGGTACTTTCGGTTTTACACCAGGTAGTTCTGTAACGCCCGCCGATAATGGTGATGTAGTAATAGAAGCTACAAATAATACAACTTTAACATTTAAGTTAAAAGGCTCAGATGGGACAGTTAGAACCGCGACTTTAACATTATCATAGGGAATAGTATATTAGGAAAGACTTATGTTGAATCAAGTTCATATATCTTATCCTGAAATATCTAATACTATCTACGTGATAGTAAGAGATAAAGATGGAAACGTTTGGAATACGCAATCGGAGGCTCTTGAAGCTTGGAATGATGCTAATTATTCTAAGTACATTATAAATTCTACTTACAAAGGAGGAAATCTGTATATTGCTGAGTTTCCTACTGCAGTTTCAAGAGGTTATTACACAATACAGATAGTTATTCAGGAAGGAGGATCTCCTGCAATTAGTGATCTGAAAATGTTATTAGATAGTGTTGTAGGTTACTGGGATGCAGATGCAAAGAATCTTCTCCCTGTAAGAGTTGATACGTTGATTGAATATGACGAAACGAATGGTGAGAGGTTTACTGAGAAAGCACTTTCAGCTGAACCTGATAAGATTATAAGTGTTGATCATTATAATGAAAAAACTATAATAGAAGTACAGGGTGGCAGTAATCCATCTTTGACAGCAGAAGGGAGCTATAGTTAAATGGCTGAACTAACGCTTACAGAAACATTTAAAAAGAATGGGGCGTTGATAGAAGTTGAATCTTGTATACTTAGTGATCCTACTGATACTTTTGGTGTTAAAAGAGATGATACTGATGAAGTGATTGTAGTAAATAATACACCAATGACTAAAGTAGGAACAGGAATATATACTTATTCATTCGATGAGCCGACAGGAGAAACAGGTCTTACTTATACTTATTGGGTTGAATGGGTATATGAAGGTAGGACTTATCATACTCAACATTCTGCTACCGGAGCAGTTGAGGATGATCTTGCTTTAACAAGACCTTTTGTTAAGTATCTTACTTGGATACAGAATGAATTCAAACCTTTAACTCTTGTTACTCCGGAAGAAACACTAGAGCAGTTATTTGAAAATGCAGTAAGATATTGGAATACTCACTCAGGATACAAAGTTTCTTCAATGGTTCAGTATGCTCCGGGAACAAAGAGAGTTCAGCTCTCTCCAGAGTTTAAGACAGCAGTAAATGTATTTCCTAACAAAACTACTACGTGGATCTGGAATGATCATCCTCTTTGGACGTTGTTAGGAATAACTGTTCTTGATAATGTTACTACTGATCTTATTATGATGTCAGAAGCTTTTAGAAATTATCGAATATATGTTGGTACGGATTTTAGATGGGTGTATGAGAAATCAGATGATCCTACAGTAGGAGGATACTTGTATTGTATAAATGTTCCTACAGGAGTAACTGGGTTATATGTGCTCGGAACTAAAAGAATAACTAAGAATGAAAATATTAAGAATGAATATATACTGAATTGGTTACTCTATTATTGGAAAGCTCTAGTAAAGCAAACTGAAGGCAATACGTTAAGAAAATCAGGAATTATTGATATAAAGAACGATGGCCAGCAGCTCGTGGACGAAGGAAAAGAGGAAATGAAAGAACTACAAGAGAGTTTAGCTCGAGATTCACGATGGGTTGTTCTTGCCAAAAGATACTAATAAGTAGTATAAGGGAGTAAGAGATGAAGAAGAATCAGATAAAACTTTTGGAGAATTTAGTAAGAACTCCTTCTCCAAGCGGATTCGAAGAAGATATTGCTGAAGTTATTCAAAAAGAATTATTAGAAGTTCTTCCTAGAACAAGAGTAAAAGTAGATTTTCAAAACAATGTAGCTGCAGTTATTAAAGGATCTTCTAAGAAAACTATAATGATAGATGCTCATCTTGATCAGATAGGTTTTATTGTTACGAATATTGATCGAAAAGGTTTCATTACATTACAATATATAGGAGGAGGTGATACTTCAATCCTTAGCGCGAGGAACTTGATTATACTTACTGATAAAGGAAAGATAAATGGTGTTGTAAACAGAAGACATACTCACCTAGTAGATGATGAAAGTGATATTCAAATAACTAGTATGTCCGAAGCCATCGTTGATATCGGCCCTCGTAGTAGAAGGAAGGTTCAATCGATCGTAAAAGTTGGAGATCCGGTCGTATACAGTCCTTCAATTCAACCTCTTAGAGAAAGTTACTATGTTGGTTATGGTTTTGATGATAAGAGCGGTTGTTTCATTCTGATAGAAACAATTAAAGAAATATTACGTACAAAAAAGAAACCTTTGCCTACTCTTGTTTTCACTTTTTCTTCTCAAGAGGAAACAGGAGGAGCAATGTGCAAACCTCTTGTTAGGAGATATAAACCTGATTTGTTTATGGAACTAGATGTTACTTTTGCAACTGATTGGGAAGATGATGAGGATCTTGAACGAGAGGTAGGAAAGTGTGAACTAGGAAAAGGAATTGTTCTTTATAAAGGAGTGAATATTGATAAGAGTTGTTTTAAGTTGTTGAACTCTACTGCAAGAAATAATAAGATAAAAGTACAGTATCAAGCGGCTACAGGGTATACAGGTTATACAACTGATTATGTTTCTTCTCAAGAAAAAGGGGTGAAAACACTTACGTTAGGAATACCACTCAGGAATATGCATAGTCCTGTTGAGATAATAAATCTTAGAGATTTGAATTATGGAGTTCAGTTACTTACTCATTTTTTGCTCCATCGACGAATAGAAAAGGTGTTGGAAAGATGATGTTTAATTTGTTTGAGAAACTAATTGAAGCTACTGTTTCTGACCTTTTGAGAAAACAGCGATCTATTACTCAATTGTTTCCTGAATTTCCAGGTAGAGTGAAAGAAATAGGTGCTAAAGGAGGTGTTAAACTTGCTAGAACTGCTGTAGATAGTTGGATCTTTAAGGTACATTCTGGTACAAAGGATGATGTTTGGTATACAGATGTTTTGCATTTTATAAATATCGTTCCAGAACTTGATAGGTTGATAAGAAATAGAAAATTATGGGTTACTGATAGATCAAGAGTTAATTTAGTAAAATTAGCAAGTGAGTTTGTAAATAGAATAAATATTCAAATTTTTTGTAATTGTCCCGCAGCTCAATATTGGGGACCTAATTACATACTGAGTTTAGGGAAGTATAATGCAAAGTATGGACGTAAAGAGCTTAGAGCTCCTAAAATTCGAAATCCAAAGCAATACGGAGCTTATTGTAAACATGTAGCTGCTGTTATGAAAGTACTTCCTTTTTATAGAACAACTGTTAGTAGATGGCTTGAAGAATTTTATAAGGATGATATTAAGAAGTTTGAAGAGGAAACGAAAAAGAGATATGGTTGGGTGAAGAAAGTTGCTGCTGAACTTGGAAAGAAAAAGGAGGAAATTAAACCTGAGAAAGTATCGGAAGAGTAAAGTTACCTGTTTTTTCTTAACTACCTGAGATCAATTGTATATTTATAAGAACAAAGTACTACAAGTAGGGACAAGAGGAATATCATGACGTATTACAGATTAGTAGATTATTTAAGAAATGTTAGAAAAGAACAAAAGAATCAATTTTTATTTGAAACTACTACGATAGGAGATATTACATATCTTCCTTCTCAAATAGGTGTAGTAAAAACTAAAATTTTGGATTTAGCAAAAGAAAAACCTGAGTGGGGTATTAAAGTACTTGAAAAAGGAAATAATAAAATAGTTCAGATTGAAGATCGTCTTCAGATTACTGTTTCTAATGAATATTGGGAGAGTTTTCTTAAGATATTTACTGAACAGGATTTAAATGGAAAAACATTGGTGTTAGATTTTATTTTACAAGAGGCTGCAGAAGATGATACAAAAGATCTTAGGAGAAGATTGAAAACTGCACTAGTTGAAATGTTTAATAAACAACAATTTCGGTCTCTTGATAAAATTATAAGTGTTTGGATAGCTGAATTTGGTGTAACTAAATATAAAACGAGAGGGAATAAGGGTCCAGTAGTTTCATATGAAAGAAAACAAAAGGATATACAAAAGCTTTATGGTGATCTTTTGAGAGTATATGGAAATGATAAAGGTTATCTTGAGATGCTTTTAGATGATATTAAGAATACTAGATTTCTTAATTCATATGATGTGTTTAGGAATTATGATTTTTTATATGGTACAAGAATATTAAGTTACCAGGATAAAGTTTCTTTAATTTTTGAAGCTTTAGTAGATATGACTTCAACTTCAATACAGTCTATTTATATTAATAATGAAGAGGTCCTTGATGAAGTTGAGGAGAAGCTAAAGGGTGTTAAGCGTGTAAAGAAAGTTTTGTATCCTAAAGGGATAGGTTTTTCTTCTAGATTTCTTAGATCACTTAAAGATATAATAGAAGATGTAGTGACAGAAGATTAATAGGAAGGTAGATAAAATGATTAGGGAAGTATTCGAAGCAAAAGGTGTTCAGATATATAAAAAACTTCTTAGAGTTCTTGGTGATTATAGCAGGAAGGCTCCTGCTACAGGAGTAGATAAACTTTTTGATACTGTTGTAGATCTTGGGAAGAAAATTCTTCCTAAAAACAAAACCGCTCTTACTATTTTAGATTGTGTACTGAGTAATCCTGTTCCTGTTGCAGTTCAAAGATTACTCAATATGAGATTTAGTGATCTTCCTAAAACAGAGAACAGACCTATATACAAGAAGGGAAATAGATATCTGGTTGCTTGGTGGTCTGTTGATGGTCAGATTTCTGACAAAGTCCAGAGTCTTATAGATTTTAAAGGAACAGGAAAAACAGGTCGATGGACAGATCTTGAAGGTGACGATGTGACTCTGATTGATTTGAGCAAAAAGGAGAAAAAATAATGAATACTGATCTTACTAAGCTGTTAGAAACAGTAATAGAAGTTAATGAATCTGAAACTAATGAAGCAGAAGGGATTAAAATAGTTTCTAAAGAAGGAATAGCTAAAGAGCTTTATAATAAATCTTTTGCTGAGTTAACTGATGAGGAGAAAGCAAAAGTTAATCAAACATGGAAGGATAGACTTTTAGGAAGAAAGCCTAAAACTAATGAAGCAGAAGTAGTTCCTCAGACTATGAAACCTCAAGAGAAGCCAGATATTGATGCTAAAGATTTCCGTATGGAAGATTATTCTGAAGAGGACTTAGAAAAAGCTAAGAGCAAATCTGCTGAAACAGGTGATGCAATTAGGCAAGTGAAAGATGATGAATTGAAGATTGAGCCAACTGAATCAAAACACAGAGAGAAGAAACAGAAATCTTTATGGCTTTGTACTGAGTGTTGTAAAACTTTTGAGTCAAAGGAAGGATACTGTGAGATCTGTAAGAGTGATAAACATGTTGAAATAATTATTGAGGATGCTAGTGGATTAGTCGGATTTACTAAACATGTTTATCAAGTTGATTATAAAACTAAAGATGGACAAGAAGAGTCAACTCGAGTTATGGCTTTTGATCATGATGATGCTGAACATATGATATTAAAGGACCCTGATGTAGATAAAGTGCTTAAGGTTGAATTGATTAAAGAGGGGAAGAATTGGCCAGGTAAAAGAGATGGTACAGGTCCTTATAAGCATTCATATCAGAGAATAAAGCATGGTAAGGGGAAACGGAAGCAAGCTGGTAAAAAGTGTCTTGCAAAAGAATCCAAACTAGAAGAAACAGTTGAAGAGCTTATTGGTGAGGTTCCTGGAGTTGATATTGAGGATCAACAAGTTCTTCGTTGGGCATTGAAGAAAGATATTATACCTGTACGGTTTCCTTCTTATGAAGAGATGATTGATGGACTCAGTGTTGCTAAAGAAAAAGGTTTGATAGAAGAAGAACCCGAAGATCTTGATCTTGGTGAAATAGATGCTGTTTATCTTAGATACGTGTTGCTTCCGAAAGCTAAAGAAGCTGCAGTTAAGGCAGGTTTGAAGTTTGAATCTAAAGAAGACAAAGTGGATGAAGAACTTACAGCTAAACAGATTGAGGATATGAAAGCTCCAAAACTTGTTTTTAAGTATGATACAGTACAGCCTCATAAGAAAATGATGGAAGATCTTGCTACTACGAATTTTTTTAAGTCTGCGATGGTAGGTACTCAGATAACGCTTATTAACGTTGCAGATATTCCTGTAAAGTATGCGAAAGATGAAGATCTTAAATGGAAACCTTACACTTCTTTTGGATTTGTTGAGGAATCTGAACTTCATGAGGCTGAGGATAATTATGTTACTGTAGGAAAAGGGCTTGAAAAAGAAGATGCAGAGAAATTAGCTGTAGAAAAAGAAGGTGTAGTTATCCCGGATGAGGAGAATAAAGATAAGTTTTCTGTTGTTGTAAAGAAAACGTAAAGAAAATGTTTGATCTCGAAATACCTGAAGATGAAATAGATATTCCTGATGATTGGCTAGATATGACCTCAGAGTTAGATAGCTGGAGTCGTCTAGAAAAATTTCTTATTAAACAATTAGGATTAGAAGAAGATGAGAATATTTGAGGATATTTTAGATAACAATTCTTCAAAAGCAGATTATTTAGCTAAAATTCCTGTGATGCTTGAGTGTGAAGCAAGAGAACATGATATCGAACTCCTTTCTCATAATGTTATAATAAATTACGATATTAATATTGAATATCGTAGTTGGGGAATTAAAGATATTGATGCTGTTCCAAGAGGACAAGTTGAGTTAGATATTCAGGTCGATAATAAGTCAGAAGTTATTACTGTTAATTTAGATGATGTTAAAGTGTACTGGGTTGCAGGAGGGGCATACGCTCCTCTGAATCTTCTTGTTTTTTTAGATGAAGATTTTGGTGTAAAAGAAGTTTCGTTAAAGTTTATGTTTATTTCAAAGTAAAATGAATGAGTTACTTGAACAACTTCTTCAAGAAACCGATTCAAGAGTTAACGAATTGGATCTTAAGAAAGGACTAAAAACTGCTCTTGCTACAGGTTTGATAGGAGGAGCAGCTTTTGGTTTGGGCTACAAGAAGGGATTAGTTCAGAAAGATCGTGAAGAACCTGTAGCAACTACTAAAGTTCAACAACCTGTTGAGAAACTTAGTATAAATGTTAATAAGATTGCTCAGATTGAATCTAATAATAATCCTAGAGCAATAAATAGAAAGAGCGGAGCAAGAGGCCTGTGCCAAATTATAAAACCTACATGGGAAGAATGTGTTAGATTAATGGGAGAAGACTGGTTGTGGTCTGATGCTTTTGATCCTGTAAAAAATAGGAAAGTAGCTGATTTTTATCTGAATGTAAGAATTCCGCAGATGTTAAGATTTTATAGTATTCCCGATACAAGTGAAATAAGATTGGCCTGCTATAATTGGGGAGTAGGAAATGTAAAAAGAGCTGCTGATAAACACGGAGTTGATTTTCTAGTAGTGGCTCCTGAAGAGACAAAGAATTATATTAGAAAATATATGAGTTTATAATGAAAGAATTACTAGAAAAGCTAGTAAGAAGATTTTCTATTAAAGAATCATCTATTGATTTCCCTCAGAGAGACCTTGATCCTTTTGTATGGATGAAAGAAGATGATACTTATAAGATTAGACCAGGAGTTAAGAGAAAAATACTAGATACTTTAGCTAAGTTTCCCGACCTGGTTGATATGGCAGTAAAGAACGAGTTAAACCTCCCTACTATTCATATAGTAGGAAGTATAGCAACAAATCAATGGAAAGAAGATTCTGATATAGATGTTCATGTTGTTATAGGAAAAGATTCTGATTATTACAGCGATGAAGATTTCCAAGATGAAGTTGCTAATTGGTTTAATGAACATAGAGATGAAATAAAAGGTTATATTAAAAAACATCCTATTGAAGTTTATATTCAGTATGATCCAAATCAAGATCTTCTTAGCGCAGGCTGTTACGATTTGATGTCTGATAAATGGCTTTCTGGGCCTAGAATTGTTCCACCTGATTATGACCCATATGAAGATTTCTCTCATATCGCAGATGATTTAAGAGCTACAGTAGAAGATGCTGATAAACTGCTTGGAGAGTTAAAGAGAGATGTAATAGATTATGATGTTATAAAATCAGCAATGAAGCAACTTGAACCTGAACAGAAAGAGACATTCTTGAAAAAACTAAAGAATAAGCTAGAAGAAATTGAAAAAGATATTAGTGTTCTTTATAAGAAACGCAAGGAGTGGGTGGATGCTAGAAGAAAAGCATCTAAGCCTTCTACTCCTGAAGAAGCTCTAGAGGATATTGAATTAGCTAAGCGCTGGGAAGATCAGAATGCTTTATTTAAGTTTATTAATAGATATCATTATCTTAGAACTATTAAAGATTTAGAAGCCTTGTTAAGTGATGATAATGAAATTACTCCTGACGAAGTTGATGTTATTAAAAACCTTATCGGTATTAGGAGGAGTGGTTAATGTCGCGAATGATTCCAAGAGAGAGCATTGATGTTCTCCGTGATTTTATAGATGTAACTCTACTTTCTTATGGAATAGAGTGTGTTTTATATATTCCAACTAATGCATCTTACAATGAAGCAGAAAAGTTAGATGTGTTTGCTACACCCGATAATTATGAATATGAATCTTATTCTGCCAAAGTGTTCATAGATTGGAGTCCAAATATCTGGAGATTAAAGAAGCTAGGGTTGTATACAGAAGATCAGACTCCTATTATTGCAAATTTTGGAAATAAAGTTACGGTTCTAGAAGGTTCAAACGCAGGAGACAAAGTTGAAGTAGATATTCCTTTGCATAGTTATATTAGAATAAATCCTGAGTTTATACCAGATAACCAGGAAGATATAGAAGAGTTTGAGATTGTAAATATTGGAACTCCTAATATGCAAGATGCTGTAATTTATAAAGTTTATAGTTTAGCCCCAAGAAAAGTAAAACAGTAAGGAAGAAGAAAGTGAGAGTTAAAAAGTTAAAAAATGTTTCAAGTGAGAGAATTACAGTTGTTCTTAAGAATGGTACCACTGTTTTTTTACCATCAGGAGTCGAAATAACTGATGTAGAAATTACTAATGAAAAGGAACTTCGAGGAAGGACTATTATTACTGCTGATTTAACTGAAATTGTTGAAAAAGATCGGAGAACAACACTTAATGATTAATCAGATTAATTATTTTTATAGGTTTCAAGCTATTCTACTCGTTGTGAACCGAATGCTTCTTGATTATTTTGTAGCGTGTAGAAATTGTTCTGGAGTAGAGCCAGAGAAGTTTGCTGAAAGTTGGATTCGTATGTTTATTTTATGTGATGATTCATCATTTAATGAAGATATTTTTAAAGCATTTATAAGCGAATTGCAAAAAGCAGGTAAGAAGATAAAATAAATGGCCAGTTTTACTCGTTCAGTTGATTTAGTTTTTAAGACACTTATTTTTAATAAGTTTGCTGATGTTTTAGGCATAGATAAGAGCGGAACTACAGAAGAGAATATAAACAAAGGTGTTGTTCAGTGCCCGTCAGAGATTGCTTTACGTACAATAGCTGAGAAGAGAGGCGAAACTTTTTTGGAGTTTATAAATTTTTGGAGGATGAGTACTAGTCCAAGTTGGAAGAGACAGAGAACTCCAGTAGCACGCCGCGGAATATATACAAATATATCAGATGATAAAGTAAATACAGTACATATAAAGGCGATGCCTATTGATTTGAATTACAATATGTGGTTCTGGAGCAAAGATTTAGATAAGATTTACCAATGTATTGAAAAGTATATTCTTTGGCAACAAGATAATCCTAATTTAACTATTAAGTATGATGATATGTATACACTAGAGCTTGACCTTCATTTTGGTGATGTAGTTGATGAATCTCCTATAAGTGATTTATATACTCGAGGGATGCTTTTTGCATATAAATTTCCTATTAAAGTTGATGCATGGGTATTTGAAGGTATTGATTACAAGACTATAAAGAAAATTTCACTTGTATGTTATGATGGAACTGATGTATCAGATTATTCAGAAATAATTGTTGAAGATTCAAACCAAGATGAAGAACTTGAAAAAACACTCCGGATGTTTAGAAAGAACTTATACGGGGTTGTTGAATATAATTTAGTTTCAAATGCAATTGTTATTTCAGGAGATTTTACTGATGATTTCAGTCTTGATGATGTAATATTTGTAGAAAATTCAACAAGTTCTAACGGATCGTATACAATAGAATCTGTTTCTCTTGTGAATGGAGATACTCAATTAGTTGTAAAAGAGGTGTTAGTAGATAGTGTTGTAAAGGGTAATATTTACAAGAATGAGGAAGATTAATGTTTAGTAATTTATTTGATAGAATTATAGAGGTTCGTAAGGCTCAGAAGAATCTAGTTGAGGCTCTTACTAAAAAACAGCTAGATCAGATTCGTAAAGAGTTAGCTACTCCGGAGATTCTTCCTTGTGATTTTGATGTATCAATTCCTGGCTGGTTAGAAAGAATAAAACTTTGGGGAAAGATTATAATTTATCACAAAGATCCTGAATATTTTAAAGGTAAAAGAAAAGTAAGTCCCCAACAGTTTATCGATAAACTTTCAGATGATGACCTTAAAAAGATGTTATCTGCTTGGTATTTTGAAAAGAAGGGATTAACAAAAGTAAGATTTTATAAGGATTATATAGGTAAAGATGGTAAGGTATATACTGAAGAATTTTTTATAACAGTGAAATTACGTAAAGAACTTAAGGGTTTTAAGTTGTGGTGAAATGCAATAATCTGACCAAATTTTTTGATAATAAGAAAATTTTAGTATAAAGGAGATTAATTATGTCGATTCATCTCAGTCCCGGTGTATATGTACAAGAAAAAGATATTTCTGACATTGCTCCGAATATTGCAACTGCTTCTGCAGCACTAGTAGGGTATTCTGCTAAAGGAAGTACCAATGACATCGTTCTTATAACTACTGACCAGCAGTTTATTCAAGAATATGGAGAACCTGTTCCTGGACAGTATTTTCATTATACTGCTCTTGCGTATCTTTCTAGAGGGAATTCATTGTACTGTTTGCGGGTCGTGAATAACGCTTTGTACGGCGGTGTGAATATAATGAAATCAGATTCAAGTGAAGACAACGCCCAGTTTACTGCAGGTTCTTCTAGTGCAGAATTTTCTGCTGACTCAGGTTTGGAGGATGATATAGTATTTCAGATTTTTGGAGCAAATCCTGGAGTTTGGAACGATAGAATAGGAGTTAAGATCTCAGATGTTAAGGATGGAAGTGATCCAACTCCTACTGAACAGTATACGTTCAAGATTTCTGTTTATTATCAAAATGATGATGGAAACTATGAGTTTGTAGAATCGTTCAAGGTTTCTCGAAAAGAGAAGAAGGACGGTTATGGAAAGAACTTATATCTTGAGGATAAGATAAATGGAGTGAGTCGATATATTGTTGTTGCAGATAGTTCTCTTGCAGATACTGTTCTTCCGAAAGAGCAGAGTACAAGGCTTGATCTTTCAGGAGGTTCAGATGGTAGTGAAATCTCATCTTCACAACTGGTTGAAGGATGGGATTATTTCGTTAATCCTGCAGAGATTGATGTTCGATTACTTCTGAATGGTGGTGAAACTGCTGTTGAAGTACAGAGTAAGATGAATTCTGTTGCAGAAGCAAGGGCTGATTGTATTGCAATTCTTGATCTGCCTTCCGGTGTTCTTGATAGTGTAACAGATATAATAACTTTTAGAGAAGTTACGCAGAATATTAACTCTAGCTATTGTGCATTATATGCTCCTTGGGTGAAAATCTACGATGCATATAATGATAGATTAGTTGAAGTTCCTCCTTCAGGGTATGTTGCTGCTCAGATGGCTTATAATGATTATATCGGGAATGCTTGGGATGCTCCTGCTGGATTTACTCGGGGGATGCTTGATATAATAAATACTACTAAGATTTTTACTGAAGGTGAGAGAGATCAACTTTACGAGGCTCAGATTAATCCTCTTCAAACATTTAGAGGAGAAGGCAGTGTTATCTGGGGCCAGAAGACTTTGCAAGTTAAATCATCTGCTCTTGACCGTGTGAATGTTAGGAGATTGCTTATTGTTATTGAAAAAGCAATAGCAATTTCACTTCGGTCTTTCTTGTTCGAACCTAATAATGAAGTAACGAGGTTCCGAGTTGAAGCTCTACTGAATGAGTATCTTGGTAAGTTGTCAGCTCAAGGAGCTTTTCAGACTGAAGGAGGGGATCAAGGATTTCATACTGTTTGTGATGAGACAAATAATACTCCCGCAGTGATTGATTCTAATGAACTTCATGTGGATGTATTCGTTAAACCAATAAGGTCAGCAGAGTTTATTCAATTACAGACTATTGTAACTCCAACTGGAGCGTCTTTCAACGAACTGATTGCTCGAGGAGTTATGTTCTAATAGTAAATACTTAGAATAGAAGTTTAAGTTGTTATAAATAGATAGAAAGGATAAGGTCATGGCAAACATGGGAGCTGATAGTTTAAGAACTAATCTGACTAATCCTGCACGAACTTATCTTTGGGAAGTAATGTTCGCGAATCCTATTGGTGAAGGTGATGCAGATGTTCTTATGCTCAGATGTCAAACTACTAATATTCCAGGAAGCAGTGTGGGGGAAATTCTCGTTCCTTATAAGCAGAGTGCGGGGATCAAGTTTCCTGGAAAATTGACAATGTCTCATACTTGGACTTGTACATTTGTTGAAAGTTCTGATAAGAAAGTATTTGATGCTTTACATAGTTGGCGTCAAGCTATTGTTCATAGCCGATTGAACGTTGGTGGTCCAGATATAGCTATTAAATCTGATATATATCTTCGATTACTTGATACAAAAGGACAGGTTTATCAAACTATTCGACTTGTTGGTTGTTATATTCAAGCTGTTGATGATACACCGCTTGCATATGAGGACGAAGATGTAGTTAGATATAGTGCAACATTCTCATATGATTACTGGGAAGAGGTATAAAGAATGCAGTCTATTGGCTTGGATTTACATGGATTTGGGGCGAGTATAATTACTAAGACTTGGCGGCTTCAAAGAAGCTATAATTGGCAACTTATGATGCCTCACAATATTAATGGAATAGCAGGTTATCTTGTTTCACAGTATTGTCAAGAGGTTAGATTTGGTGATTATACTATGAGTGATGTTGCTTCTATGAGATATGGTCCTGAGCAAAGATTCTATGCAGGATTACAAACAATAGATACTGTATCATTAAGTTTTTTAAAACCTGTTGATAATTCAGTTCTCACTTATTTTTATGGTTGGTATGAACTGACAGTTGATCAAAATGGGTATTACTATCCTAAAAATCATTATAAGAAAGATATTTTTGTTATTTTGTATAATAAGATGGGTACTGAATCGACAAAGTTTAAGTTGAAAGGAACTTGGCTAAAACGTCGTCCTTCTTATACTTTATCTTATGCTAGTGAAGATATTTTGAGAGTAGAAGTGGAATTGTGTGTTGATTTTATAGAAATAAAGAAAGGATTATTTAATAAGTTAGTTGAAACAATATTCTAACTGAAAGGAGAAAGTAATGGATAATTACGTACCTATTAAGCTTCCTTCAAAGTGTTTAACTTATGAAGAAGTAAATTTATCCGATGTTAAGATTAGAGCATATCAAGGTCGAGATGAGGTATTTTTAGCTGAGATTACTCCTGTTAATATTGAACAGAAGTTTCTACAAGTGCTCAATAATATATTTAAGGGTGTAGATCCTGAACAATTAACGCTTGGAGATAGATTGTATATTATTGTTTGGGAGTGTATTAATTCTTATACTGAACTTGTTAAAGTAAAAACTCTATGTAGTCATTGTCTTAGAGAAGTTGAAGTTTCTGTTGATTTGAGAGAATTGAAAGTAATTGAACTTCCTGATGATTATAAACAGCCTTATGAAGTGGAACTTCCAAGTGGGAAAGTTATTAATCTTAGATTACTTACTATAAAGGATGAAATAGAAATACAGAATTTTGAGAAGAATAATGATTCTAGTTTTTTGTATAGACTCGCTCGTTCTATAGTAAGTGATAAGAATGTTATACAGAGGATGATAGAACTCGAAGGAATGAGTGCAAAAGATATAATGGTTATTAGAGCTTTTCATGAAAAGTTCTATCATGGTCCTGATATGAACACAACTTTTAAGTGTCCTTTATGCGAAGAGGAGGACGAAGTTGTTGTTCCCTTTCGACTTGATTTCATTTTTCCGGATGGCGAAGCCCTTGGAGACGCTTTTGGAAAGGGAGTTTAATCTTTGCTATTTCACTCCTGGATTCACTCATCAAGATCTAAGATTAATGGAAACTCGAGAACTTGATTGGTTCTACGGGCGACTTATAAAACAATTAAAAGATGAGAACTCTCAGAATTCAGATGATAAAATTTTGAGGAAATAATGATTAGAAAACGTGTATATCATTTTGAACCTGTTCTTGGTATAGATTCATATGATCAACGTACACTTCGAGCATTGAAAATTAAGTTATCTCGAGATTATTTGGGTTTCTTTAAGAGTTTATCTAATTTATATCGTAAGAGTGTACAGAAGAAAGAGATTGAAGCTACAATTTTAAAAATTAATCGAATGATATCTTTGCTTGAGAGTGTAGTTTTAACCGGTGTTATTGATAAAAAAGATATTGATAAGTTAGTAACTCAAGTTAACGAGATAAACGAAGATAGAGATTATTATCTTCATAAAGTAACAGAAGTAAAAGCATTTAGTGAGAAAATTAGTAGAGTTACTGCAAAAACAGGAATATCTCCTGAAGACTTGAATATAACAGAAGAGATAGTTAAAGGTGTTACAAGACAAGCAGTTCGAGCACAGAAAGGAAGAGTGGATTCATTTTTTAGAGGAACAATGCCCGGGGTATCCGGACTCGTTGCAGAGGTAGGTAGAGGTGCTCTTGCAGCAGTAGCAGGACCATTTGCACCTATTATTAGTCCTATAGTAGGGGATATTTTTAGGTTAGGTCGAGGTGCTATTCGAAGGACTTATCAAAGAAGAAAAAGGAGATTAGCTGGACAATTACGTCCTGTAGCAAGAGTTTCTCCCGTAGCAGCAGAAGAGATGTTTAGAGCTCGAGGAAGAGCTCCTATTCTGGAAGGATTAGGAAGAAGAATTAGTATAAAAAGGGCTGCAGATCCGTTAACATATTTCTTTAATAGAAAAGCATATAGAACTAAGTGGACTAAGGAACTTCTACAACGTATAAAGAGATTAGGAGGACGAGGTCCAAGTAGTTTATTTGGTAATCTTACGAAGAAAATCAAACAGTTCCTTCCTGCTATAGGAGCTGCAACTCTTGCGCTTGGTAAAACAGGACTTGCAGGAGCAATTACTGTTTTTACCACAGTAGAGTTGTATAAACTTATAAAACTTACGAAAGAATATTATGGTACTCTTAAGAATGTAAAAGAGTTTAAGGAGAAACAACAAGAAGTTCTTGCTCGTCAGCAAGAGAAAGCTGCTGGCAGAGTAATATTTGCTAAAACTGAAAAGGAACGTCAGGCTGCTAAAAGAGCAAGAACAGTATATCAGAAAGCAGAAGAAGAACGTTTAAGAAGAGAAGTAAAAGAATTTACTATTGAAAATATTACAACTTGGGGTAGATATGGTCTTGCTGGAATGAAAACTGAGTTAGGTTTAGCAGGAAGAACTAATTTTAAGCCATCTGGAACTATAGTTACACCACTTCAACCTGAAATAATTCCTAGAATAACTGAAAGAAGAGGTTATACAAGAACAGATTTAGAATCTATAATAAGAACAACTGAAGAAGCAAATCAAAAGTTAGTAAAATCAATAGAAAAGCTTTCTAGATCGATAGATAAAGAGAAAGCACCATTTCCTTTTAAGGCTGGAAATGTTGGAAATCCCTATGATTCTGCAGATATACTTCTTGATAAACATATATCTGTAGGTCTTGAATTAGGAGGAGTTGATTAGTGGCTCAAAAAACAGTAAAATCTGCAAGGGTTACAAGTAAAAAATCTAGATCTGCAGGTTTCAAAAGATTTGGTTATGTTCCAGATAGTAAACCTGTTGCTCCTGAGTATTTAGTTAGGATAACTAGTTATAGAAATAGAACTACCGTTGTTGGAGTTTTACAAGAAGATATCGCAATGAGGGTAGAATCTAGGTGGGAGTATTTAGTACCTAGTGCTCTGTTAGATAATGCTAATAGATTAATACAAGCAGTATCTGGAGGTAGATTTTCTATAATTACAAAAGCTACAAGTCGAAGAGTTTGGCAGGGTTCTTCTCCATTGCAATTATCATTGAATTTGAAATTTGAAGCAGTAAATAATGCTTTTGATGAAGTAGTTCAGCCTTGTAAAGTACTACAAGCGATAACTCTTCCAAGTAATAGAGAATATGAAGGAGCTTGGAGTTGGGAAGCATCAGTTCCTCAAGTATTTAATAAAGAAAAAGATATTGCAAAAAAGGTACTAGGAGCCTTACTCTCGCCTCCAGGACCTACACCGTTTACCACGAAAGGTTTATTTACAAGAGATGATACACGAAGTATAGATGAGATAGTTGGTGATTTAAAAGGAGGTGATATAATAAAAGTAGATCTTGGAAGATTTTTAAGTTTTTGGAATGTTATAGTTAAAGAAGTTTCTCCTGTTTTTCATTCTAGATTTACAACCTCAGGAGATCCTATAAGCGCTGATGTTAACATTGTATTTGAATCTTATGAAATGATGACAGTAGAAAGTTTGGAGAACGCTTATAGTAAATCTTCTTTTTCTTCTAAAACGTCAGAAGAGATTACAAAAGGAAAGATTGTAAAATCTGCTGTAAAGAAGGTAATATAGTATGGATAGAACTGAATTTTACCAATGCGTAAAAGTAGAAAATATTTCAGAACTTGAGTTCTTATGGAATACATTGTCTGAATTTCCTATGAGGTATACTCCTAGTTACTATAGAGTAGCAGCTTCTGATCTTTTACGACCTGATCTTATTAGTTATAAAGTATACGGAACAGCGAGTTTTTGGTGGATAATACTTCTTGTTAATGAAATTAGTAATCCTTTTACTGATTTAGAAGAAGGAAAAATATTGAAGATTCCAAATAAACTTGATATTTATGAATTTAGGAAGAGATATAAAGTATGATAGTTTCTGGTAATTATATTCTAAATATAAAGATTAATGATGTTAATGTTCCAATTGAACCACAGAAGATTGAAGAACTTACCATTACACAAGATATTGATAGATTTCTTCCTGTTTTTAGATTACGAATAGTAGATCCAACAAATACTTTAGTTCATATTGTTCCTTTTGATAAAGATTTAAATACTATAAGTATTGAAGTGGCAAGAGGGACTAATTATGATAATTTAAATGAATTTTGCTTTTTTGTAAAGAGAAGAATATGTGATGATGAAGGGAAGTATGAAATTTCAGGGATGTTAGATATAGATAATTTAGTTTCATCTCCAAAATCAAGGAGTTTGACAGGAAGTATAAAAACTAATTTAGAGAATATAGCTTTAAATGAATTAGAAGTTAATGAAACAGAAGTAGGGAAATCTTTAGATTACAATAAAGTAATAATTCAACCAAGATGGACGAATGGAAAATTACTAAGATATCTGAAGAACAATCTTGGTGGTTCTAATAGTGAATCTGGATACTGTTGTTTTATAAAAAATGTGAGGGGGAAATCTATTTTTGTATTTAAGAGTTTAAATGAATTACATTTAAAACCAGTTGAGTATAAGTTTATAGTCGGGCCGGATATATTTTCAAATTACTATTCTGTTTCTAAATATAGAATTTTTGATAACTCTTCTTTTATAGCAGATTTTGCTGCAAGGTCACAACCTTATAAGTATTTTAATTATGATACAGGTGAATATGCAAATTCTAATATTTCTATAGAGGATTTTCCTTCTTTAACTCAGTATTTTTTAATTAATGAAGATGACATTTCTTATGATGAGATTTCTCCTAGATTAGGACGTAATAATGATTTTACTGATGATTTTAATGAAAAAGTGAGAAATAGTTATTATAATAGAATAAAACAACTAGTTAGTATGTGGATTTCAACTAGTGGATTGGAGAATATTGCTCCAGGAGATATAATACAGGTAATTTTTGGTGAAATGTTTTCCAGAAGACAACTATTTATGTATCAACATGCAGGTTTATGGATGGTGAAACGTGTTGTTCATATAATTGGTCAGACATTTTTAACAAATCTTTTGTTAGTACGAAGTGGAATTGATACAGATGAACCAAATTCTTTATTGAAAACAACTAAACAAAGGAAATTATAATGTTTAGTAAAAGTAAAACAACTTTTGATGGTTTTTATCGAGGGAAAGTTCTTGATAACTCCGATTCTTCTAAGCAAGGAAGAATAAAAGTTCAGATTTTTAGAGTTTTCGATGATATCGATGTTGATGATCTTCCCTGGGCAGTTCCAGCGATGCCGCTATTCTCAGGTTCTGGAGATGATTATGGTTATTTTAGTGTTCCTGAAGTAGATTCTTATGTTTTTTGTTTTTTTGAGGGGGGAGATTTATATTCTCCAGTTTATTTTGCAGAAGCTCCAACAGCTGTTCATGGTATTCCTTCTGAAGCTGAAACTAATTATCCTAGTCGAAAAGTACTTAAAACTAAGTCAGGAGTAGTTATCTCTGTTGATGATTCAACAGGAGAAGTCGTGTTAGATGCTACAGGAGCTTCTGGTAATATAGTAATTAAAGGAAGTTCTGTTGATATTAATCCTTAGTGAGTAGTAAGATGAGTAAGCGAGCTGTAGCACGAATTGGAGATAGTAGTACTCATGGAGGAAGTATAATTACTAGTAACCAAGATGGTTCAGTTAAGGCAGAAGGTAAAGAAATTGCTGTTGAAGGGGCACTGTTCAGTTGTCCAATTGAGGGTCATGATGTAACATCAATTACAAGTAATTTAGATAATGATTGGACTGTTAATGGTAAGAAAGTTGTTCTTGACGGCAGTGTTGCAGGATGTGGTGCTAGGATAATTGCAACAGCAACTAAAACTTTTGGGAAGTAATTAAAATTATGGCAGAGCAAATAAGTGTAGTTTGGTCTGATATAGATCATCGTATAGTAAAAGATGCTATAGGTGAAATTAAGTTAGCTATCAACGTACAAGCGGTGATGAGTTCTATTGATAATATTTTAAGGACGAATAGAGGAGAGCGAGTAATGCTTCCTGAGTTTGGAAGTAATCTTCAGAATCTTATATTTGAATCAATGGATGATGATATGATTGATTTCATTGCTCGAGATATAAAGGATGTCATTGAAACATGGGATGATAGAGTTGAAGTTAATCAACTTTCATTTCTTTCAGATCCAGATGGGAACTCAGTATCATTACAGTTGTTGTTTTCAATACGTGGTTATGATCAAGTTTTTAGTTATGCTACACCAATGTATGGAGAGATTGCATAATGGCAAACGAACTGAATTATTGTAATTATGATTTTGATGATCTGGTTACACAACTACAAGAAAGATTGAGTTCGAGAGAATCTTGGAAGGATGTTTATAGATCATCAACTGGACAGATGTTAATTGAACTCCTTGCATATGTTCTTAATCTTGCTTTATATTATACTGAGAGAAGAGCGGAAGAATCATATTTGCTAACTGCTAAGAATCGCTCTAGTGTAATTAATCTTGTTGCCCTTCTTAATTATCAACCGAAGAGAAGAACATCTGCATTGGGAACTTTAACTTTTACACTTAGTAGTCCTCATACGGAGAATGTTTACATACCGAAGTATACAAGATGTACATCTGTTGATGGAGTTAAGTTTCTTACGAATGAAGACGCAGTAATAGAAAAAGGGCAAACTTCTGCTTCTGTTAACAGCATACAAGGGGAACTAGTAACTGTTGAAATTACATCAACAGGACTAACAGATCAAGAGTATAATATTGCAGAAACAACTGTTGAGAATTCAGCAGATAGTAATAACCCGACTTTGAGAGTTATTATAGATGGTGAAGAGTGGACGAAAGTAGATTCATTTATAAATAGTGCAAATACTTCAAAGCATTTCAGAGTTATAAATGAGTTCGATGATACAGTAACAATTCTGTTTGGTGATGATATAAACGGAAAAGTGCCTGATGAAGGAAGTATAATTACTATACAGTATGTTAAGTCAGATGGTCTTGATGGGAATGTTACATCTACAGACAAGATTACTACAATAGAAGATTCTATTTACGATGGAAAAGGAACTCTTATATCAAACATTTCCGTAACTAATAATGGATTGTTCCTAGGAGGAGATGAAAGGGAAGATACTGAAGAGATTAGATACGAGGCTCCTAGAGTATTTAAGACAGGAGATAGAGCTGTTACTAAGGATGATTTTATTTCTATTCTTGAGAATTACCCGGGTGTTGCTAATGCGAATGTTTGGGGAGAAAATGAAGAAGCTGCTGCTGAAGGAGTTTCTGCTGATTATGAAATGCTAAATAAAGTTAAGATGTGTATAATTCTTCAAGATTGGGAACTGCCCGGAGAGAATTTCAAAACAACTTTATCAGAATATGTTTATGATAACTCAATGTTAACAGTTAAGTATGAGTTTGTGAATCCCGTTATTCTTCTTGCAGTTCCAAGATTAACAGTAAAGGTGACTACAGGATATTCGATGACACAAACTCAAAGTGATATATATGATGCTATTTCTTCGAAATTTGTCTTAGGTGATACTGCTAAATTAGGGACAGTTGTTAAGTATAGTGAAGTGATTTCTGCTGTTCATGATTTAGCTGGTGTTGCATATACAACAATGATTCTTGAAATTAAGAAGGAATTGAGTGATACTTATAGTTCTTTTTATGATTATGGAGTAACATTAGATGTTACGGACATAAAACCTGAATCAGTTCGTTTGTTTGTTGATGGGACTTATCTTACTACAGATGTAGATAATGGAGATGGTACTGGAACATTTTCGACTGATAGTAGTGAGAGTCATGTAGTTAACGGAACAGTGAACTATTCAACAGGTGTGCTGACTTTGGATATTGATCCTGCTCCTACATCGAGCATTTATGTTAGATATCAACAAGAAGGAGATGGAAATATTGTTCCGACCTTTCGTCAAATTGCTAAACTTGAAGATGTAGATATAGAATCTATAAGTATGGAGTAGATAATACATGTCTGATGTTTATTTCTATGTAGGTGGTTACACCTCTGATGATAAGAATTTCTGGATGATAAAAGATGATGGATCTGGCTTAACAGTTGTTAATAGTTTGAAAGTGCCAGGAACTATTGTAAGATGCATAGCTGTTGATGTAAGTGATAATATTTATATCGGAGGTAGTGCCGGGAAAGTTTATAAATATAATAGTAATTTTGAATTAGATACAAGTTGGGCAACGAATGGTGTTTACACAGTAGGAAGTGTTAATGTTAGAGGATTATCCGTAGATCTAGATAGAAAACTTGCAGTTGTTTATGATAATACTGGAGGACAAAATACAACTTTATTAGATTCTAATGGAGCTGAAATTTGGTCAGTTGAAGTTAGGGGAAGTACTCGTCATGGATACTCTGTTAGATTTTTAGATGAAACTTATCTTTTGGTCGGAATTAAATCACTTATAAATGGTGATATACTAGCATCAAGAATAAAAATTTCTGATGGTTCTGAAGTAAATCGATACACTATTTCGCCTCAGGATGGATTTGTTGGTGGATTGAGTTACGATAGTGAAAATGGCAAGGTGTACTTTGCTAGAACACGTAATGAGTATTCATATACTGGAAGTGTTTTTAAGTATCCGGAAAACGGGATTTTTGAACCTAACTATGACTGGTATCATTGGGATCTTGGGGGGATGCGTGACATTCTTTATCATACTAATGGTTATGTTTATACCGGGGGACAGACATCGGGAGGGAAACCTTCTCTACTTAAATTAGATGATTCTGATGGAAGTACTGTAGCAACTTATTCTACTGGTCAAATAATTTATTGCGTAAAAGAAGATGATGATGGTAATATTGTTGTTGGAGGAAATCAGTATTTAGATTTTGAAGGAGAAAATTATGATATTGCTGTATTAGATACAGATCTTGTCTTTCTCCGAGGAATTCAACTTAATAGTGATATTTATGCTGTATATGCTAAGGATATTCTAGGTACTCCTCCTTCAATAGTTGATCAATCTGGTGATGTGCAAGTTCCCTTGGGACAACAAACTACTCTAATAGTAACAGCTGTAGGAAGTCCCGTGCCGACATATCAATGGTATAAAAATGATCAAATAATACCTGGTGAAACAAGTTCTTTTTTAAGTTTTTACGTAGCTGAAACAGCTACTTATCGATGTAGAGTTAGTAATGATTTAGAGACCGTATGGTCAAGTCCTATCGTAGTTACTGCTACTGCTAATTTTTATAATTACAGTCTTTTTAATCTTCAACTTGATGCTAGTAGAAATTAATTGATGATTTATAAGAGGGTATAGTAATGTCAAAGAAACAGTGGTATGAATGTATCTGGAATATCAAGTGCTATGACAAGAATGGAGTCTTGTGTTGGGAAGAAGAGCGTCCAAATATTCTAACGGATGAAGGTGAGAAAGCTATTGTTGATACTTTTTTTAGAGCTAGAGATAGTTTATATTTTGGTGCTACGAATTTCTATGTAGGTCTGTATAATGGTACGATTTCTGAATCTACTATTCTAGCAACTATTCCTGGTGAGCCTTCAGGTAATGGTTATTCTAGACTAGTGTGTGAGAGATCAACAACAGGTTTTCCTGAACTTGAACAGGATGAAGGTGATTGGAGAGTGGTTTCAAAAGAGTTTTCTCTTGTAGCATCTGGAGGGAGTATTGGACCTATTAGCGGAGCATTTTTGGCGACTTCGTCTGATGATTCCGGTGCTCTGATTGGTGCAGTAGCTACAGCAGTAGAAAGAACAGTTCTTGCCGGAGATACAGTTACTTTTCAGTTAAGAGTTAAGATTAAGTAAGAAGGATTTTCTGAATGTCATATCTGTTTGAACATTACGAAGGTACTAGCAGTTCTGTATACCCAATTAATGGAAATACTTGGATAGTACAAACTTTTACTTCACCTATTACTCAAACACTTGATAAGGTCAGTTTACCAATAGGAAGAGATTGGCAGTCTACAGGTTCAGAAACAGTTTATATAGTTATTGAACCTGTTGATGATGATGGACATCCTACCGGTGAAGAACTTGCTTCAGAAAGTTTTGCTTCTTCTTCACTTTCTGCATATCCAAATTATAGTTGGTATGCTTGTGCATTTAGTTCACCTCCCACTTTAGTTGAAGGTTTTAAATATGCTATTCTAGTTAAAGTTCCTAGTGCGGCGGTGAATTATGGTGTTCGATGGAACATGGAGCCTGCAGGAATATATTCTGGAGGTAATGTTGAAAGATCTACAGATGGAGGGACAAGTTGGTCTGCTGAGTCTAGTGATTGCTTCTTTCGACAGTATGGAACTCCTGGTGGCTCAGTTCTTATTGCTCATACTCCTACAGTTGGTGGTAGAGTAGCTTATCTCAGTACTGGTACTTGGCGTGGTTCTACTTTTAGTGTAGTAAATTCTTGTTCTCTTGAAGGTGTAAATGTTTATGTTAAAAAAGAAGGATCTCCAGGTAATTTATACATTAGAGTATATGCTGCAGATGGTTCTGGACTTCCTACTGGTTCACCTATAGCGACTATTACTATATCAGAATCAGATATAGGAACTGATTTTGATTGGTATTTGTATAAGTTTTCTTCTCCTGTGCCTGTAACAGGAGGAAATGACTATGTAATAACATATGAATCCGGAGCAGGAGGTGGTTCTAATTGGCATATTGGTTATGAAGACAGTTATTCTCCATCAAAAGGAGTTATTAGTTACGATGAAGGAAGTTCTTGGTCTGTTTCGTCTTATCAGCCAAACTTAGTATTGTGGAGTACAGTTGCTCCTCCTGCTCCAGTTAATCCTGATCCAGCTGATGAAGCAACAGATGTTGATTTTTCTGATTATACTCTTAGTTGGGAAGATGGTGGTGAAGGCGGAAATACTTACGATGTTTATATAGGAGAATCAGAAGAATCACTGACACAAATTGCTTCAGATTTAGCAGAAACTTCACTAGTAGTACCAGAAGAAGATAGATTGAGTAAGAATGTAACTACATGGTACTGGAGAGTTGATGCTAAGAATGAATCTGGAACTACTACAGGAAATGTATGGAGTTTCTCACCAGCTTGGGCACCTGAAATAGTAAATCAACCGACTGATCAAACTGCTGCTGAAGGACAACTTGTTACTTTTACAGTTGTAGCAGAAGGAACTCCTCCGTTATCATATCAGTGGTATAAATGTGATACTTTATTAGAAGGAGTAACAGGCAGTTCATTACAATTTTATGCTTCTGAATCTGATGAAGGACCTTACAAATGTGGAGTTAGTAATTCTCAGGGTTCAGTTATGTCAAATAGTGCTGAACTTACTATTAATCCAAATCTGTATGTTTATAATTTATTTGGTTTAAGCTTAGATATAAGTAGAGGGTTATAATGGCAACATGGCATCTTGATGAAAGTTATTACTTAGATTACGATTCTAAATCAGAGATACAAGCGGAAGCTGAGTTTCAAGTCGAAGATCAGTATACTCATAATCTCTTTCTGTCCGAAGAGTTAGTAATAAAAACTGAGTTTTCTCTTGATGTTGAAGCCGCAGTAGCACTAGATTTGTTGCCGCTTGTTCCTGAGAAGTTTCATGACTCTCAGATACTTCGTGATTTTATAGATGTTGTAGGCGTAGAAATAGGTACTCAACTTACTTTAGTTAGAGAGATTACAAAACTTCTTAATTTAAGAACTATAGGTTCTGTAGAATATTTAAGACACTTAGGAGCATTGATTGGAGTAATATTTCCTCCCGAAGATGAAACTAGTGAAGAGGAGATGAGGAAAACTTTGATTCAAGCAGTAGATTGGTATAAAGTAAAAGGAACATATCAATCAATACAAATACTTGCTCTTATTCAGCAATTAACTATCAATGTTTGGGATTTGTATACTAATGATTATAATACATTCTATGAGCAAGAGTGGTTTGTTGGTGATGAAGATGAAAATCCTTCAGGATTTGGTAGTTCATATTATAAAAGTCCGCATTTCGGAATTGAAATAGTACTTGATAAAGTATATGAGTTATCGTTAAAATATTTGTGGAAAGTTAGTTATCTTAATAATTTAGTTTTGAAAGTTGAAGAAACAAGGCCTGTTCATACTATTCCACACTATGCGTTGTTACTTAATCCAAAAACAGATGAGTTTGGTAATATAGTAGAGGTTGACGGAGAAATAGTAGCAAGAACATTAGGAACTTGGCAGTATACAGCTAAATACTTTGATATGGTAGGAAGTGGAGAAGAATGGAGTTTTGACGAGGGAGTTTATTTTGATCAATCTTCAGAATCTTTTGCTAAGAGTGTAGTTAAATGGGTTCTAGGAACAGGTAACTACCCCTGTGGATATCTTGGTGAATCAGGGGCTTCAGGTAGTGACAGTAGTGATTCCTCTGGAGTTCTTGGTGTAGAGACTCCAGTTTTATCTGGTTCTATAGATCCTAATGATATAATAGTTGAAGATGATAGAATAATTTATCAATTTGTTGTTGGCAGAGTAGTAGAACAAGAAAGTATTTCAGAACTAGGTTTGTATATTCCTGGCAGTTCTGATCAACTTGTAGTATTTTCATGTTTTCCCAGAATAGATAAGGATTCACGAGTTGAGTTAAAAGTTAAGGTTGAAGTATTCAGGGAAAGTTTAGCATAGAAAGGGGAATAGAATGCCCGCGAATGTAGGTAATCAAACAGTTACAATCTTATATCGTTCACTTGCAAGTTCTTCTGTGGTGAATAAAAGATTTCAAGATATCCGACAAACAGGAATTTATAAGGGAGGATATCTTTCTAAGGTTGACGATTCTCACGCTAAGTTATCTCCTTTGGTTTGTGAGATATCTGATGGTACATATCAAGTGAGGGTCGAAACAGCTTCTGAAGTTAGTAGTATAGCAGTAGGGACGGCTACTCCTTATGTTATTTTGCGGTGGAAGTATACTGGTAATGTTACTGATTATATGGAAGTTCTTGCTGTTGCAACACCAAGTACTAATGATCTAGTTGTAGGCAAGTGCACGTTTGATGGAGGAGGAAATCTTACCGGCTTTGATTATCAAGATAGTGATTATCCTCGTACAACTCCGAATATACATGATCTTTTCTTAAAAGTTGAATCTACTGATGAAACAGAACTTCGAGTTAGAATTAGGGCAGGCAGAATTCAAACTAACAGTGGAGTAGTTGATATACCTGATCAGAAAAGTGATTTGTTTACTCCTCCTGCTAGTAATAGTAGAGTTGATCTTATATACGTAACTGATGCAGGAGTAATTGCTATTGATAATTCAGGTACTCCCGCAGCTGAGCCTTCTCCTCCTTCGTATGAGGGAAGATTAGTTCTTGCTGAAATTACTCTGGATGCAGGTGATACAGATATTACATCTGATAAAATAAAAGATGTTCGGAGTTTTATAAATCCTTCTAACCCTGCAGGGGATGGATCTTATATAACGGAGGATGCAAGTAATAAATTAACACTTGTTAATTATAGTGTAGATAAAACCAAGGTTTCAAGATATCTTCCTGGACAAATTCTTCCAGGTTGGTATGTTAAATATCATGCTTCAAATAATAAGACGAAACCAGGAGATTTTACATATGGTGATCCTTCAGGTAGATTTATTTCTTTAGGACAAATAATATGTCATGAAGGGCATAATGTTGGATCGTATTTGTTTGAGATGAAAGTTTATAATGCATCAGGGGGAGTAAAATCTATTACTCAGAAGTTGCGATATCTTGATGATAATATTTATTTCTACTTTAATGATTCAGGAACTGCATTCAAATCTGTAACAGGTACAGGCGGAAAGAATGAAGATATTACTTGGAACCTTTCTCCTGGTGAAAATACATTACAGATTGTTCATAATAACACCGGTAGTGATCAATCTCATTTTACTCTTCTTGGCGATATTATAAATGATACTGATGTATATTTTGTAGGTCCTGCTAGTTAATAACGGGAGATAAACTATGGGAGCAACAAATCACGGAAATCAAGATATTACATACAACTATTTTGAAGAAGCTACAGCTGAGAATTTTAATAAGAGACACGTTGACATAAGGCCTCAAGGAATCTATAAAGGTGGTTACTTGAAGAAGGTTACTGATTCTGAGATTCTGTTAACACCATTTACTGTTGAGATTGGTGATGATAATACACAGATATGTTCAAAATCTACTTCTAATGCTACTCTTAATTCAGGTACGCTAGATTCTGGAAGCATTTCAAGTGCTACTTCTTATATAGTTCTTCGTTGGTCTTTTTCTGAACAAGTTGATAACTTCGTAGAAGTGCATGCAATTAGTTCTGCTGAAAATGCTCAATCAAATGATATTATTATTGGTAAGTGTGTATTTTCTGAAGCTACTTTAACAGGTTTTGATTACAGTGAAAGAACATTCTTGAATGTACAAGATTTGTTTTTAAAAGTAGAAGCTACAGAAGTTGAAGAGTTGTATGTTAGAGTTAGGGCGGGCAGAATTCAAACTTCTAGTACAACTATAGTTATACCTGAACAGAAAGTGGGGCCTTTTGAAGTTCCTAGCTCTCCTAATTCAAGGATAGATCTTGTCTATGTAACAAGTACTGGGACTGTTTCTATACAGAAAGGAAGCGCTGCACCAAGTCCTGCTGCTCCTGATTATGCTGGGAAGTTAGTTATAGCAGAAGTTAGAGTAGTAAACGGTGACACAAATATTACAGCTGATAGGATAACTGATACTAGAGCTTTTATTACTATTAGAGGTTATTTAGGAGGAGATTATACTAAAGTTTCTGATCAAGTAACAAGTGGTTCAGGGCCTCAAGCGAATGAATCTAACAAGTGGACAACAAGAAGGTTAACTACTATAAATAATGATGATGGAGGACACTGTACACTTAATAACAATCAGATTACTTTAGATGCAGGAACATATCGTTGTCATATAAGTTGTCCTGTTTATTATCAGGCCAGAGATCACAAAGCTCGTCTTAGGAATGTGACTGATGGTGTAACTGTTCTGGTTGGAACTAGTGAGTACTTACATGATGACTACGGGCGAAATACAAGTAGATCATTTATAGTAGGACAGTTTACTATAACTTCGTCGAAAACTTTCGAGATTCAACATTATAAGAAAGGAGGATATTGGGGAAATCCTGCAAGTGTTGGAGAAGTAGAGATTTATACTGTTGGTGAATTCTGGAAAGTTGCATAGTTAGAAGATGGGTTTTGTTATTAAGCATAATAAATCACCTGCGATAATCCCAGCTAGGAAGGTTAAGTGTTTGGCGAAACCTATTACAGAAGTGCTATCTTCTACATCTTGGAAAGATTGTAGATGTCTTATAATAGGTGGAGGTCCTTCCTTAGCTGGTTTTGATTTTCGTCGTATCAAGGATGAGTTAACTATTGGAATTAACAAGAGTTTTACTCGGTTTCCAACCACTCTTAACTATGCAATGGACATAGGATTTTATAATCAAGTTGCTTATCCTGTTGAGAAACCTGAGTTGCTACAGTTACATCAACAGTGGAAGGTTTATCGAGGTATTAAAGTATTTTTAGAACGACCGAAGTTTAAACTTGATTCTAGTGTTTATGTAGTTAAAGATATTAAAGATAAGGTTCTAAGTTTTGATTTAGAAAAAGGAATTCATGGGGCGAATAACTCAGGATTTGGTGCATTGATGCTCGCGATTGCTCTTGGAGCTACAAGAATTGGGCTGCTTGGTTATGATATGAAAGTTGATAACGTAGTAAAGCGGACTCACTGGCACGAAGGTTATCCTAATCAACAGTTCAAATCAATGCAATCAAAGTTGAATAAGTTTAAAGTTCCTTTCGAAGAACTTGCTCCTGCTATTGTTGATGCGGGGATTACTGTTGTAAATCTGAATGTAAATTCTGGTCTTAGTTGTTTTCTTAAAGATTCCATAGAGAATTTTTTACAAAACTACTAAAGTTAGGATATAGTAGATGAAAGAAAGAAAAGAGAGTAAGAGAGTTTTTGTGGTGTGCGGAGGGCCAAGTCTTGAAGGATTTAGATTTTCTAGGCTCACTGAAGAAGATACAATTGTTGTAAACAAATCAATTCTTGACGTTCCACTTCCTAATTATTTTATTACAATAGATTATACCTTTTTAAAGAAAATTGGTGTAAACTGTTTTAAGCGAATTAATACTACAAAGTTATTTGTAGCTAACTTTGGTTGTTCTTTCCTTAAAGAAAAGAATGGACAAATTGTTGATACAAGATTTGATCTAAAATATCATTTAGAAAGTTTTGATAAAGTCGTCAGAAGTTATAGATCTGATGGAATTGGATTTTCATTTGATGATTTTAGAAGTGGAGCAAATTCAGGATACTGTGCTTTGCAGCTTGCAGTTATTTTAGGATATAAGGAAATCTATCTTCTTGGAGTAGATTTGAATACAACTGATAAAACTCACTATCATGGAGGGTATGGACAAGCATATGAAGTATTTAATAAAAAGTTAGAAAAATATTTTCGATTGTTTAAAACTGGTTTGTTAGAACTGCAATCTCATAGCAGCATAAAAGTATTTTCTTGTTCATCTAGTAGTCGATTGAATGAAATTATTCCTTTTCGTGTTATTGATGAAGTAATTTAAGAGGAGAAAGATGAAACATATTACTATTGTAATTCCAACAAGAGGTCGATGTGAAAGTCTTTTAAGAACTTTGGACAATATCCCTCGAGAAGACTATATCGATATACAGATAGCTTGTGATGGCGATCAGAACACTTATGATCATGTTCTTGAAAGACAGAAGACAGATCCTGTAATTACAAGAGTAGAACTTCTTCCTGGACATAATGGTTCTGTTTTCTGTCGAAATTATTTGATAAAAGATGTGTCTGATGGTCTTTTATATGCAACAGATGATATTCTTTTCGAAAAAGGTGCTATACAGAGGGCTTTTGAATTTTTCAATCAAGAGTTCCTAGATGATGATGGGGTAGTAGGATTTAATGAAAACTTGCCTAAATATTCTAAGACAGCAGCTGGCCTTGTAGGACAGCAGTTCTTATTAAGGTATCCAGATAAGAAACTATTCTGTCCAAGATATTTTCATTTTGCTTGTCAAGAAATAGAAAGATTGGTTGATGTTGTTGAATCGCAAAAACATGTTTTTGCTACAAGAGACGATTTAAGATTAGATCATGCTCATCCGTCTATTGATAGAAAATACTTAGATCAGACACACAAGGATGCAAGGAAGTATGCTAAGGAAGACCGTAATCTTTCAAGGGAACGTCGAGCGGAAGGAATAATATGGGGTTATAACGATATGGATACCACAGAGAATTCTTTTAATTCTTCTAAGTATTGGGAGATTCGATATAAAAATAATGGAACTTCAGGAAAAGGTTCTTATGGGAAATTAGCTATTTACAAAAGTGAAGTTATTAATGATTTTATAAAGAAATATAATATTCATTCTATGATAGATTTTGGTTGTGGAGATGGCAATCAAACTTCTCTTATAAATTGTGATAATTATGTAGGATATGATGTTTCAAAAACTGCTATTGAGAAGTGCAGAGAAAAATTCAAAAGTGATAAATCAAAAACTTTTACAGATTCTGTGAAAGGCTTAGAGAAGGCAGATCTAACTTTATCCTGTGAAGTTATATTTCATTTAGTTGAGTTTAGTAAGTTTGCGGAGCATCTTCGACAATTATTTACTTTTTCAAAGAGATATGCGATAATATTTTCCAGTGATGAGTATACTAGAATACCTCAACCTAAACATGTGAAACATAGAAAGTTTACATCTTATGTATCAAAACATTTTCCTGAGTGGAAACTTACCAGGAAGATCTTGAATAAGTATCCTAAAGAGTCCTTTTCAGACTTCTTTATATATGAGAAGAAACAATGAAGTATAAAATTGCAATAAATCTTGCAAAGAGGTATGATTCTTATCTTGTTCCGATATATCAAGCATTGAAGCTTGTAGAGAGGAAGTTTGATTTTGAAGTTAGTGAATCAACAGATATTCCTGATTTTAGTATAGCAGTGAATAATGAGATTGTTGCGTATATAGCTCATCAAGATGGACTTAAGTTCAGCAGATTGGATTGGCTGAATCTGAATAAGTTTGATTATAGAAGAGTATTCAAATTTCATTATAGTCCAAATGTGATTGATTATACTAGATATGGAAAGTATAAAGATAGGATACTTCCTTGTGGTTTGTATAGATGGTGGAATGATATTAAGTTCGATGCTCAAGATTTGTTTATTCGAGAAAGGCCTATTGATGTAGTTGCACTAATGAGATGGTATAATAAAGGTACTCCTTCAAATTCAAGAAAAACTTGGGCAGTTGCTAGGAGAACTTTAATATCAGAGGCTAAAAATTTAGAAGCAAAAGGATATAATGTCAGAGCAGGACAAAAGATTCCTTCTAACGAGTATAAGAATCTGTTACTAGAGGCGAAACATTGTGGACAAGATAACTGCTATAATGACTACGATTCCTTCAAGAGAAAAAGCTCTTCTTAAAGTTATTGATTCAATATATGATCAGGTCAATTCTATCAGAATAGTGTTTAATGGATATGCACAAACTCCTGATTGGGTAAAGGGTATGCCAAAGGTCATATCATGTGTTGACCCCTCTAACAAATATTCAGATTGTGCTAAGTGGAGAATAGCTCCGGATGAAGGGTATGTGTTCTCTATTGATGATGATATTTATTATCCTGAAGATTATGTGTCTGTTTTGATAAAAAAGATTGAGGAGTATGATAGAAGGAAAGTAGTTACAGTACATGGAAGTTATTTTAAGCTTCCTTTTCTTGATTTTAGAAAAAGTAAGAGATGTTCTCTTTTTTCTTCTGAGCTTGATAGAGATGTGCAGGTTAACATGGTAGGAAGCGGCACTTTAGGGTATCATACTGATACGATAAAACCAAGGTTTAGTGATTTTATTAGTCCAGGTAGAAGTGATATCTGGTTTTCTGCGTTGTGTTATAAGAAATGCATACCTATAGTATGCATCGCACGTAAGGAAGGGTGGCTAAGAGCCATTCCAACAGAGGGACTTAGCATATGGGATAGAACTAGAACAGATAGAGATTTCTTGAATAAGAATACAGAATATGTAGCAAGATACATAATTCCATATATTGAGAAAAAGAAGTGAGATGTTAGTTTCTGTTATAATGCCCGTATTTAACAGTGTTAAGTTCTTGAAAGAGTCTATTGATAGTATACTGAACCAGACGTTTGAAGATCTTGAGTTTATCATACTCGATGATGGTTCTACTGAGCCTGTGTGGGATCTAATACAATCTTACGATGATCCGAGGATTGTAAGTATTAGGAATCCTGAAAATGTTGGTTTGACTATGTCTTTGAATATCTGTTTGGATAAAGTTCATGGGGATTTCGTAGTA